TGACTAAGATCAGCAATTAATTTTTGTTTGTGATCTTGTGCCATAGCCAATCTATCATTTAAGTTTCTGATTTGTGTTTCAGCAAATTTAGTCATGTTTAATAACTTCATTGAATCTTCATTAAAATCAGCTTCAAAATAATCCTTATCATCTAAAGTCAATAAGGGTTCTTGTTTTACTTCATCAGACATTTTTATACTCCTGTGTTGTGTTGTTGAAATGTTGTGCAGATTGCCTTGCCAGGACAAAACCTACACGCTTCTTTGTCATAGACAAAAACTGGGTTTTCTGAATCTGCTAAATCTAAAGCAGGTTTCAAAACATCGTAAGCATAATTACTTAGTTGTTCTGCGGTTGTGGTATATGATCTTATTGGATTTTTTGCTCTTGGTTGCACAATAGTCATTATGACTTCTGTGTTTGGATCTTCTTTATTATGTTTTATTAATGCTCCTAAAGCATAAATACTCATCTGGGAATTTCTTTCTGGACTGACGGGCCAAGTACCTGTTTTTAAATCAATGATTTCAATTAAATCATCACACACTAAAATTATATCTGCTGTCCCCCATAAATCAGGGTTAATCTCTTTAACATCTACTCTTTGTTCTATGAACTTTTTTGCATTCAATTCTTTCTCTCTACCAAAAACATAATCTGTATATACTTTTGACCAATCACAATGTTTTTGCTCTATTACTATTGCATCACCTTCTACTTGCATTTCCTGTCCTAACCAATGATCTTCTGTTGATAAATTGTTTATTTGTTCTTTTAAAATAGTTTCTGATATTTCGTGTATAGCTGTCCCCAATGAAGCTGCATAGTTACCTTTTTGATAAGGTAAATTTTCAGTAAAGCTTACCCAAGCAGAACATACTAATGTTCTAAAAACTGAGGAGGGTGCGTGCCTTGCGTGTTTAGATGGCATTGTTGGAAATTTTAGATTGGTTTTCGTATGCAATTATAGTTTCTATATCATAAAGAACTTTGCCATCTATTTTTATGTAATCAACACCAACGCCTTTACCTCTTTGGTTCTCTAAAGTTCTTTTTGATTTGCGCCAGCGATCAGCTAATTCTTGAGTAGTTAAAAACTGTTTATCTAAATTTTCCATAAATTCTCCTTTATGTATCTGTTTGCCATTCTTTGTACTATAATATACCTATTAATATTTTTAATCAAACCATAGGATAAAAATATGAGTGAAGGAAAACTACTAAGTGACTTCGATGACCAAATCAAAGAAGTCCAATGTAATAGAAAGCCTGTATATATAAATAGGTTTTTGGCTAAGTGCTTGAAAGATTTTGCGAAAGCAAATGACAAAGATCCAATTGCCATAGCTGAATACTTAATTAATTTAGGCATTAACTCTGTAGAAAATAACATCAAAGAACCTATCAATTTTGATATAAAGAATCTTTAGTTAACAGAGTTTCTATATGCTCTCCAACTTGGTTAGCTGCTGCGATAGCTTTGTCTTGATGGATATGTGCATAACGCTGTGTTGTAGCTTGATCTTGATGTCCAAGCAAATTACCCACCTGACTTAAATTAAGCGTTTGTAAGCCAAAACTTGCATAAGAATGTCTTAGGTCATGCAAAGTTAAGTTTTCAAGCTCTAACACGTCTTTAACGCGCTCCCAGACCCTTCTTGGATTGTTTATGTTAAACAGGTATTCAGAAGTTTTATCTAGGCTATTTATGATGTTTAAAGCACGAGTTGTTAAATGGATAATTCTATCTTCACCTGAATTATCTGTTTTGTGTTCTTTTAAAATTAACATATTGTCATGCAAGTCTGTCCACTTAGCTTTACTTAGCTCACCTTTACGACAGCCTGTTAATATTAATAACCAAATGAAGTTACAACTTTCCGTACGTAATGGATTAACTGCTAATTGATCTAATAGCTGAGTAACTTTAATTAATTCTTCGTTGGTTAAATATCTTTTTCTTTTGTTATCTCTATTCTTAGGTATGTGTGTAGCAGGATTGTTTTCTATAAAAGATAAAGTAATAGCCAGATTGAACATTGCTTTTAAAATACCCAGACATTTGTTAGCAGTAGCTTTGGATCTATCACTAATATTAAAGTGTGTTTCTGCTATCTCACCTCTAACTATTTCAGTAATTAATTTATCGCCTAAAGGCCCTTGTAAATTAAATTCATAAAGCTTAGTTATTTGTTTAATAGTTTTAGCATTGCGCCTGGTTAAATCTTTTGTATAAAGATTAAACAAATCATTTACTGTTTTAGCCATACATTCTCCTGTAGGTTTTTTGTGTGCTAATGAGTATATAATTATTTTTTATGTTTTTGCAAATCTTTTATTGCTTTTTTAAAACTTTCGTGTGAATTAACTGTTTGCATTTCTTCATCGGTAAAAGTTATTTTGGTAAATTTTCTAGTTGCTGGTAAGAAAACTATGGTTTGATGTGGCACACAATACAAAGCGTAAAGATCAATTGAACCCTCTTTGTACTTTCTATCTTTTACTGCTTTACCTCTGCGCAAATCAAACTGCCAACCTTTATCGTACTTGCGACCAGTGTGTTTAGAAATGTTAGCGCGTTCTTTGGTTTTAGTTTTAACTTGGCATTTGTAAATAACATTATCTATTTCAAAAACAATGTCAGAAGTAGAGCCATGTGGAATGATTGAAACCGTATCAGATTCTAAGGACAGTAAAGCTGCGGTCATGTATTCGCCTGATTTGCCAATCCTTTCGCTGGTACGAGCCATGGTTTAGTTTATCTTAATTCTTTACGTATATTACTAGCCTTAACATACTCTTGTATTTGAGTTTGTCTGCCTTTTATCATTTCTAAATATTTATCATTAATTTTTTTTCTTTCTTCCCTTGTTAAATTAGGGTCTTTTAAAGCTTTAGTTTTTCTAGCTTTAACTCTTGATATTTCATATTTCATTCTGCGCAAATTTTCTGATCTACTTAATTCTGGGTCAATAGGATATACGTTAAAACCAAACAATCTTCCTAAGGCTTGAGTTTTTGTAATCTTAGGATCTCCATATTTGTTTAAATCTTTATTAACAGCTTCATACATTTTTCCTGCAAAACCTATATCTGTTAACCAAGTTGGAGCTGCCATTCTATATAAATAAAGCATCATATCTGCTGTTCGTTTTTCTGGAGGATCAAATTCATTTACTATTTCTCTTTGTGTAAAAGGATCTTTATTGCTTTGTAGTGCTGTTATTAATTGGGGCACTGGCCCTCCAAGTATTCCAGAAGATTGAGTAAATCTTCCAAACTCTCCGTCAGCAACGTCTTTAGCCATTCCAGTAAACATTGCGTATGGCAAAAAATAACTAAAATCTAAAAACTGCCACCTTCCTTGCTCATCCTTTACTGGCAAAGCTAATGCGTTTCCTCTGTCTCTTAAATATTCAGGCAAAGTTTCTTTAAGTTTATTAAAATCTTCGTTACTTACCCCTTGATAATTAGCAATTAAAGAGTGCATACCATAAGGAATAGCAGCATAAGGAGCATATCTTTGTGGATTTTTAATTAAAGTTTCTAATAAATTAGGAAGAACTTTGTAATAAAAAGTTATAAAAGGCATTCCTAAAGGAGAATTTCTAAGATACCTTACCGAAGAAGGAACTAAAGAATAATCAAATAAAGTTTTTTGAGCATTTAAAACAGCAGTAGCTTCATCTACTCCTTTAGACATATCATCAATAATTTTTACTACCTTGCCAAGTATTTCTGTTTTTTGATAAACATTAGTAACATTATCTGCAAAAGCTCCAGCAATATATTTTGTTTGATCTATAAAATTTCCAGTTTGTTTTGCTTTTGCTTTTAAATAGGCTTTATTAATTTGAATCATTTCTTGCTTGGTAAATGTAGTATCTATTACCCCATATTTTCTAGCTATTTCTGTGTATGGGCCATTTGTACTCATATCTTTCATAGCCTGTATATATCTTTTAGGCATATTTCTCCAAGCTACCCCAGACAAATTTAAAAGCATTGTGTTGGAAATCATGTTTCTTATAACTGTTGGTGGATTTAAAGGAACTTTACTCATTTTCCAAAGCTTTGTTGCTTTAGTAATTGTTCCATAATCTCCTAATATAGATTGCATAAAACCTCTGTTTGGATTTACAAATTCTCCAGCAGAAATTAAATCATTGTGTATTTCTTTTCTTATCCAAGAACCTCTTAAAGTCCCATAATGTTTATTATCTGGGACTTGTTTATATAAAGATAAATCACTTTTTTTAATATTTAAATTAGCTTCATCTAATAAACTATCCATAGATTTAACTAAAGACTCATCTGATTTTGGTCTTAAATTATCTCTAATTTCTCTTTGTATTCTTTCTGATTCTTCTTTAAGCCAAACAGGACTAACATCTTTTCCTTTAAATTTAATTAATCCAGACTTTAAAACCCAATTAGGATTTTCTGCTATTTTTTCAAATAAACCATGCCTTACAATATCTGACATCGGCTCTTCTATTGCTTTAGATCCTTGTAAAGCTATATCTTGAATTTCTCCTAAAAATTGAGTTACATCATCATCTAACTCTTTTCTTGGGATTGTATAACCCATTCTTTTGCCTTTTTTATCTAAATACTTTAAATACATTTTAGGCAAATAACTTCCTTCATTATTTTTTATTATTGTTTCATCAAGAATGCCTTTTTTTACCAAAGCTTTACCAATAAAATCTATTCCTTTTCTTAAATCTTGCGCTTGTTTTTTTAACTTTAAATTGTTTATTTCATTAAAAGGTATTTCTTTTAAAACAGCTTTTCTAACTATTAAATTTTCTTCAGGCGATAATTTGGTAAAATTTTCAAAAACATCTCTTGTAATATTTCTTACTTTTTCTAATTTACCAGTTGCTAACCCTTTTAATGTTAAAAGTTTTTCTTGTTCTGGCAAAGAACCTAAAGGTTTATAACTGCTTAATTTTCTATTAGTAAAATCAATAATTTGATTTGCAACTTTTTGGTAAGGAGGAAATAATTTTCCTAACGCGCTATCTTCTATTGGTTTTGGAGCAATAGTAATGTCATCTAAAGGTTGTTCTATATCTTTTAATCTGGCTTCTAAGCTTGGTTCTTCTATAGAGTTAGGCTGTATTTTTGGTTCTTGTATATCTTTAACTTCTTGTTTTAAAATTTCTTGGGTTTCAGTTTCCACATCTTTTACAGTTTTTTCTGGGCTAACAATAGATGGCTCTTCTTTTTGAACAACATTATCTATAATTTTTCTGCTGTTTTTTGCTGCAATAGCTCCTACAGTTCCACCTAAAGCACCACCTAAACCAGCCCCTAAACTAGCTCCTAAAGCAGCAGATTTAGCAGTCTGTCCTAACTCAAAAGATTCTTGAGCATTAGCATTTATTCTAGCTGTTTGTCTTAAAGCATTATCAGCAGCAGCATAAGTGGCTCCCTCAATAGAACCAATAGCAGCTCCACGCTTTAAACCAGCTTTAGTTGCTTGTTTAACACCTTCTTTTATTCCTTGTTTTAATGCTTGTGCGCCTAATGTTCCAGCTCCTAAAGTTGTTATACCAACAAAAGTAGATGGATCTGTTGCAATACCTTTTAAAGCTCTACCAAAACCAGCAAAACTAGCTTCTTTTTCATCATACATATCCATTAATGTAACAAAGTCTTTTTGTTGTTCTGAAGTAGCTTGTTTTAATTGAGTTGCCTCTAAGCCCATTTTTGGTAAATTATAATTAAACCAACCCATATAATTTAAAGCATATTTTGCATAAGCATCATCAGATTCTAAATCAGGAGCATTAGCCCCCTCATTCATTTTATAAACATTTTTAGATGATTTAATCCAGTTAGGATCTTTTACTATTGATTCTTCAGTAAGTTTTACAGAATCTTTTTTTCTAATTGTTGTTTTTTGTTTTTGACTATATTCTGAAAAAATTGTATTTAAATCTTTTTCAGATGGTGGTTTGTCGCCAGTTATTTTAAGAGATTGTCCTTGTGAATTAGTAACTGTGTAGGTGGGCATTTTAACCTTCCTGTATTGTATAGCCGCCTACCTTAAAAATTTCTGTTGGTACAGGTTCTGTTATTGAATTGTCTTCTGATCCATAAATTCTTTTATAAGCAACACTTGCATTTTCTTCTGCTTCTTTTAAATCTTCTTCGGTAACATAAGGGTCATTTCTTATTATTGCATCTCTTGTTTCATTAATAAATTTAGCTTTGCTTTTTTTTCTTTCAAGAGGAGTTCTGCCATACACTTCCGTTGCTCTAATTTTATCTTCTTCTGAAATATTTGGATCATTCATTATTTTTATATATTCTTGATATTCTTTTTGTCTAGCAGTTAAATCTTCCTCTTCAGGTTGCATAGCAGCTTGTCTTTCTAAAAGCCTACCAACAACATCACGACCACCAAGAGCATCGCTTAAAGCAAATAACATTTGACCAATGCCTTTGTTTCTTGCAGCCAGTCTTTGTTGGTTTTGTATTTTCATAAGAGCTTCTGTTTGTTCCATATTAAGCTCTTCTCTTGCAAAGTTATTTGCTATTGCTTGCAAACTGCTATCGGCATATTGCCTTTCTGCATTTTCTAAAATAGGTAAGTTTAAAAGACTAGCAACACTAGCAACATTAGCAGTAGATTCTGTTGAATCGTTTATTAATCCTTCAGTTTGGTCATTTATTATTTGTTGTGATAATAAACCTGGTCTATTTTCTCTTCCTCTTCGATCTATTTTTGAAATTGGATTAACATTTAATTTGCTTCTTCTTGATTCTTGTCTTGATGCAAGATTACGAGGAATATTTAAATCAGAAAAATTAAATCTTATGTTAGGGTTATTTCTTATTACTTTTTCTTTAGCCATAATTAATTACCTATACAATTTTTGCAAAAGTAAATGGGTTTATACCGCCTGTAAATGCAGCGCCACCAAGAGCAGCACCAGCACTTAATATATCGCCCAGACCAGTTGCTTTTTGTGATGTTTGCGTTTGTCCAATAACAGCTGGATTAATACCACCAGCAGCTTGTCCTAATAAACCTAATTGATAAGCAGGATAACCAAGTTCTCTTTCAAACTCACCACGTTGTGCTTGTAATCTAGCTTGTTCTAAGGCTTGTTGTTGACCACCAATACCACCTAATAAACCTAAAGCTTTGTATTGCTCGCCTAATTGTCCACCTAATAAACCAGCTTGTTGTTGTCTAGCTCTTAATGCCAGCTCTGGAGAAGATTCAATAAGTCGTTGTCTACGTTGTGCATCAGATTCAGCCATGCCAGCTGCTTGCGCAAAACCAGCTGAACGTAAACCTGCAATCGTTTGTGCAGCTTCTTCAGCAAATGGTCGAGTTGCTTCGCTTTCTATTAAAGCTGATCTTGAGCCACCAAAAGCACCGCTTCTAATAGCGCGATCTTGCTCTCTTTGTTGTGCTAAATCTTGTCGTCTTTGTATGTCTGCTAAAGCTGGATCAATAACACCTTGAATATATGGATCTTCATATTGTGAAATACCACTATCAAGAACGGATGCGGCAGCATTACCAGATACAGGAGAAAATGTAGGGGAGGGTGCTGCCGCAAGTTTTGCTAATTCTTGTCTTGGGTCAAGGCCCATAGTTTCACCAAACAAACCTCTAGTAGCTTGCATAGCTTGTAATTGGTCTGGACTAAAGCCAGCAACCATTTCACCAGTGTACGGAGTAAATGGTAAGTCAGCCGCAGCTAAACCTCTGGTTGACATATCTTTATATATGTCTTGTAAATAACCAGGTACGTTAGCTTGTTGTGTTGTTGTGGTTTTGCCTTTACTCATAATTCTTTTCTAATTAAATATTCTTGTTCAAACCCTAGATGTTTTATTTTACGAATCCAACCTTTTCTGCCACCACCATACAATCTTTTGATTCCAGCGTTTTTAGCAAAAATTTCTATAGATTCTAATATTTCCTCTATTTCTTTATAATTACCACCACAAAACAATAAGTTCATGGCTTTATTTTGTGGATAAATAATGATTTCAGTTACAAAAGCTGATTCTTTACCTGGCCACAAATGGAATAATCCATGTCTTATTTTATCTTCTATATCGTCAATTGTATAGGAATCTTGATGTTTAACTGCTTTCTCTATAAATGGCTTGCATCTTTCCCATTCATATTCCCATTCTGCTTTGCTAATCACCTTTTGCATATTCAGTTAAACTAGCTACTACCATGATTCTATTGGCATTATTGACAGTAACTTTTAATATTTCTCCAGCTTGTAAAACTAAATCTCTACTTAATAATTCTGAAGTAGCATTACCTGCTATTGTAAAATCATCATAAATATTAAATACCGCAGCAGCTGAATTAGTTAAAGTAAGATTTAAAGTAGCCGCAGAAGCATTATTATTATTAACTAAAATAGATTCAATAACAGCAAAATCAAAATCTGTACCTGATGGTGCAGTATATAAAGTTGTTGCATTAGTCGTAGTTAAACTAATTTTAGCGTTAGTAACTCTTTGTATATATTGCGTTTTACTAGCAGGATCTATCATCTTCGACCTCTAGCTTTAACGTCTAATCTAATATTACCGACTTGGAAATCTTGAGTTAATGAACCTTCAACTTTCATTTGTACTTGTCGTGCTGAAAATCTAGCATCTATATAACCATCACTTTCAAAAGTAAAACTACCAAAATCTGTAGTTGCTCCTAATGGCGTAAATTTACCGCTAAAGTTTAAAGTTACACCAGGTAGAGTAGTTGTTTCTTCATCAGGTAAAATTTGATTGACTTGAGCTACACGATCACCATTACTTATTTCTAATGGGCCTGTTGTGCAAAAAGGTTTTCTAGAACCTATGCCTGGTGAATTAAACAATGCTCTTTTGTCGTGTTCGTAAACATAACCATCAGCATCACACGCAATTGGATTATTAAATACACCTTGGTCTATCCAAGAACTTCTATTTAATGAACCAATTGACCATGAATTATCTAAATAATTCCAAATAATATATTTATTAGGTGATAGTTGATCTACGTCACCAACAGGGAAAAACCACCAAATTTCATTGTAATCTATGTTATGTGCGCCAAAGGTACTTTGCTGAGTATTTTGTTGTAAATTGTCAAAAATATAATCATGCACATCAGATTTTAATTCTTTAACAATACCATCGTATGTAAAGAAAGAATTTTCACTAATCCATGACAAAAAGTCACCAGATGAAACAATTGACCTAGAACTAATTGCTTTACAATTTGTTCCAGCATCTTGAATACCATATACAAATGGATTGCCAACATAAACTAATTTATTAATTCCAACATCAGTAAATATAATAATATCGCCTTTATATTTAACAGCGTAATTAGCTTTACCACCTGTAGGTATTTGCAAATCACCAGCAGAGTTAATTGCTGAAGCTGTCCAATTCGTATTGTTTTCTCGTTCTGACCAAGCTATTTTTCTTGGATCACCACCAGCACCAATAGCAATTAAATGTCTTTCATTACTAACAATAACTGCTTGACAGCCAGTTGGTGCATTAGTAATTGCAGTAGCTATAGTATCTGGACTACCAGATCCAGCATCAGGTCGCCATTGATAAATTTTGCCATCCCCAGCAAAACAAAATACTAAGTGTTCACCCCAATTATCAAAAGAAAAAGATTTGGTATCAAAATTTAATGCGGAGGTGCTTCTTTCATCACCATAATCTTCAACACCATAATGGTAAGCACCATAACCTGTAGAAGTTATAACATCGTCACCTGCAAATGCAGTTGGTGTAATGTCATACCAAACATTATTATAAAAAACATTAACACCGCTTCTTGTCCCAATTGCTAAAACCTCTTCACCATTATTAGTTTTATAAGAATACATACCAATTGGTGTTGCTGGTTGAATAACCCTAGATGATGATGAGGTTGCAGCTGATGTTCCAGAACCAGCAGTAGCGACAGTAAATGTCGTAGTTGATGGCACACTAGCAATCGTAAATGTTTCGTTTATTTCAGTAGCAGTAATGCCACCTGTTGCAGCAAAGGCTTCTAATACAATAGTATTACCAACACTAAAACCGTGAGCAACTGTAGTCGTAATTGTAATATTAGCACTTGATGATGCGGTGGTTACTGTGCCAGCAAAAAAAGTACCAACAGGTTTTTCACGAAAGTATGTCCAGCCACCTAAAGGTTTTAAATAACCATTTTCAAAACGAACTAAATCGCCATCTACCCAACGACCTTTGTTTGCGTAATCTGTGCCATTTTTTATGATTCCTGCTGGCGGTGTTATTGGTAGTAAAGCCATAGCTTATCTCTAAAATTAAGCCGTTCTTTTCCACATATAAACGACTATGTAAGGTTGTAAAATATTGTGCGCTCCGCCACCACCTGTGTTAGCTGAACTTGAAGTAGTGCTAACTGTTATACCAGTAGTTGCAGTATTTGTACTAGGAGTTGCTCTTTGTGTATTACCGTCTTGAGGATTAAAGTCAGGCATAGGAGTGCCTGTACCGTCTCCTATTGCAAAAGTATGACTATGACCAGGATCAGTAACACTACTGGTACTGGTAATTACGTGATTGTGAGCAGGCATTTCAGCAATGCTTAAAGTATGAGTTTTTGCACCACCTGTTTCTTCAACAGTATTAAAACTTGAATCAGAGCTATCTAAACCAACCATTACTTTACCAGCGCCAAAAGCCGCCCAAGTACCAAACCCTAATAATGTTGCAGGGTTTGTACTAACCGCAGCGTTGGTATAAATAGATCCTATTGGATATATTTTTTCAAATATATTTGTACCATTTAATTGAAATTGTCCACCAGTCGTATTGATGTTGCCTGATGCAGTAACAGTAGTAAAAGTTCCAGCAGCAGCTGTTGAAGCACCAATTACAGTACCATCTATATTTCCGCCTTCACAATCTAATGTGCCACCAACTGTTAAAGTTTTACCAGAGCCAACATTAAGGCCCACGCTTGTACCTGTGCCATTACTAACAAAAATACCATCAACGGTATCTAAGTCAGCGTTTATTTTTCCACCCCAGGTTGATGTACTTGCACCAACTTCAGGTTTAGTTAAATTTAAATTAGTAGTAAATGTATCTGCCATAATAGTAAATTATATATTATTCTTTTGTCCAATTAAGAATATTTTGTTTTATTTCATTGTATTTTACTGGATTTGTATATTTAAGCGTTATGCCTAAACATAAAATTACAAAACCTAAAATCAAAAGATAATCCATTATTCACCTATTGTTTTAGTTTCAGAAGTAGGGTTTTTTTGATCTTCTATCTGAGCAGCTAAACTAGATGCTAAATCAGCTACTGCTTCTTCACCCATAGCATCTATAACCCATGCTTGTACTTCTTCAGTAGTCACACTGTCAAAGTCTATAAAGCTACCAAGCTCGTCAGTATTTAATTCTTGAGTACCATAACTAGAAGCTGAATAATCTTCACCTTCAGTTTTAGACACACGCCAGTGTACATTGTAGATCACATTGCTATGATCTTCTTTTGTAGGGTACACATCTACAGTTTTTACATCCCATTCCATTTTATTTACCTCTTAAGTTATTTATTTGTGTTTGTAAATCTTCTATTAGTTCTTGTTGTTCTTTCATTCCTGCAACTAAATGCACTACCAGTTTACTGTAATCCATTGAGTACATATCTTCTTCAGAACCTACTACTGCATTAGGTACTAGCTCTTTAACTTCTTGTGCGATTAAACCTTCATCAGCTTTACCGTCAGCTTTCCAATTATAAGCTACTGGATTTAATTCGTTAATGACTTCTAAACCTCTAGCTGTACCTGTAACATCTTTAAGTCTAGCATCTGAGGAAGTGTTAAAAGCTGTTGCTGACGTTGTGCAAGTAATAGAACCAACTATATTTGCTCCATTATAAAACCTATCATAAGTTCCTGTAGAGTTTCTAATCTGTGAAATTCTTGAAATTGATGATGCTGAAACATCAATTCTGCTTGGTTGTATTACAACTCCATCTGCACTATTTGAGCTAAAAGTAATTGTGCTAGTTCTACCTGCTAATAATCTTCCTGCATCATCTATTCTGACTCGTTCTAAGCCATTAGTTCCTAATACTAAAGGTGTAGAACCAAGCGTAGCTAATTTTGTTTGAGATGAATGACCTTGTAAAAATGCGTAATTAGTTCCACCATCATGGCTTGAAGCATATAATTCTGAATAGTTATCAGCACTACGACCATACATTCTAATTGTATTTGCATTAGAAGCCGAAACAATACTTAAAGGGGCATTTGGCGATGAAGTTCCAATTCCTAATTTGCCATCAGTAAATCTAGCTGTTTCTGAATTCGTACTCCCATAGAATCTTTGTGAACCTGCACCATCTACTAAAAATCTTGTTTGATTGCCTGAGTCAGTAACTTCAAGTCCATAAGAAGTTGAAGAACTAGCATCTGAACCTACGCTTAATCCTACTGCTGCATTGGCAGCTTTGTTAATTCCAACTAAACCAGAAAAAGTAGCACCTGCATTAAAAGTTGCTGCACCTGCATCTGACATATCTAAAGTAAGAGCAGTTATAACACTACTACCATCTCTACCTTTGAATATAATATCTTTATCTTCTAATCTTGACATTAAGACAAAATTGTTGCCTGTATTGGCTAATAAACCAATTTCAGTTCCAGCATCTTTAAAATAAACACCTCCAGCATCTGCATCAAGAATAATATCTCCACCAACATCTAGTGTTAAATTACCAGAACTTGTAGTTATACCACTGGTATAAGCAGTTCCACCTAAGTAAAGGTCTTTCCATCTTACAGAAGAAAAACCTAAATCTAAGGTATTGTCAGTCTGACCAGAAGATGTGTTATAAGGTAGTACACCATTTACAGCATCATTAAATCTAATTCCTGTGTCAGTTGTTCCAATATAAATATCTGTTGCATCTGTCCCAATACTTCCAACTGCTGAATTATCTTTTCTGAAATTAATAATATCTCCATCACTACTTCTTCTGTTAAGAAGCAAAGGTGAATCATTATTTCTTGTTGCTACAATGACATCATTTCTATTTAATTCAATTCCATCAGTTGCAGTATCTTCTGATGATTTTCCTACTAGAAACGTACCTGCCTGAGATAGCCTCATTTTCTCGCTAAAACTTGAACCTATCCTAAAAATTAAATCATTAGCTCCACTATGATTTATATAACCTGTAGCTCCGTAACCTTGTAGCTGTAACTCTCCAGAACCTTGAGCAGTGTTTTTACTTACTACAGAACCATCAGCAGTAACTGTTCCTGTAACGTCTATACCAGATTGGTTTATTAAAACATTAGTAGGTGACCCATCATCATCTCTGAAAGTCACGCTGTCACTATCAATAAATAAAGTACCTGTAGTGTTAGTTAAGTGACTGTAACCACTATTATGATGCTTTAGTGTAAGTTCATCGCTAGTACCAAGACTTAATACACCATCGTCAGGCAAAGAAGCATTTGTAGCTTCAACTGTTCCTGTTACGTCTATACCAGTTGAGCTAGTAGCAATTTTTACTGAATTATTGTGATAAAGAGATACAGCTCCATTTTCTACTGCTTCTATTAAATTTTCTTGTGTTGTAGTTCCTCTAAATCTTATGCTACCTGCACCCTCAATATATAAATTACCTGTACCTGCTTCTCTTATAAAACTGTTTCCACCATCGTGAAACAGTTGTAAATCTGAACTTGCTCCTAATTTAATTGAAGCACTATCAGGCAAGGTAATATTAGAAGCAAAATCTACTTGTGTTGAATCTCTTGGAATACTGATTGCAGTATTTTTTGTTCCATTGGTTACTCCACCAATTAAAACTTTTGTATTAGTATCATCAAAACTAAAATGTGCACCATAAGCTGTAGCACTAGGGTCTATAATGTTTAGACCAAAAGTTGTACTTGCACTACCCTTGATATCTATTCCGTCAGTAGCAGTAGAAAGTTTTTCTGCATTATCAAAGTACGAAGTAACTGCACCATCTTCGTTTAGTGCCATAAAATTTTCGCCTGCAAGTGATTTGAATCTTAAATTTGTGGCTTGTATATAAAGATGACCACTACCACTTTCTTTTATATAGGCATTAGTGCCATCACTATGAATCTGTAAGTTTCCACCTGCACCAAATACTGCTTTATCATTATCACCAAAATTAATGTCAGCACTTGTTGTTAAACCATCTGTTGTTATTACGCCTGTAACGTCTATACCTGTTGAAGTAGTTGCTAGTTTAAGAGAATTGTCTGAATATAAATTAACAGCACCATTGCCAAAAAATTTTGCATAATCTTCAGTTCCTGCACGATTTCGCATTATAATGTTACTGCCTTCTAAAATTAAATAAGAAGATGAAGAATCTATAATGGTAGTGCTTGAATCAGAAGTAACTTCAACATTAGGTAAAGAAATAGCATCTATCGTGGCAGTACCTGTAACGTCTATACCCGTGGAAGTAGTTTCAAACTTTTTAGCGTTTGCAAAATAAATTTCAACACTATTGGATTGATTCATATTCATATATAAGAACCCATTAGGGTCATTAAAAAGAATATCGTTACCACCTGTTATTGTAAGATCACCTGTTCCTACATCTTTTATAAAAGAACCAGAACCATCATGATAAATTTCAAGATCATTACCAGTACCAAAGATGGCTTTTTTATTGTCGTCAAAGTTTGCTGAATTAAATCTGACATCTATTTCTGTACCAGTAGCACTAAAAATAGCATCAAGTGCATCCAGATCTGAGTTTATAGATAAACCCCAGGTATCTTCAGCTGCACCTGGCTCTGGTTTAATTAAGTTTAAATTAGTTGTTGTTGTATCAGCCATAAAATTCTCTTCTTAAGCGGCATCTTGTTTGCCTAAATTTGTCCATGTAGTTGTTGGGTTTGCTTGTTCTGACCATGTTGCATCAGTTACAGATTCATCTGTCCAAGTGCCAGCAGTTACTACATCGTCTGTCCATTTTAAGCCACCTAAAGAGTTAAAGCCACTTGTTTCAGCAATGGTTAATTCAATCTTATAAGTTACCCCAGCTAGGGCATCAAAGCCTGAAGTAGCGGCAATGGTAGAAATACCTAAATGTTTATAACGACCAATAGCAGCAAAATCTGAAGTTGCTGCAATGGTTACTGAAGCCTGATCTATTTGATGACCAACAGCATTAAAACCAGATACAGCTTGAATAGTAGCTGATGCTCGATCAATTTGTGTACCAATAACATTAAAACCACTAACCGCAGCTATTGTTACTGAACCAGCAACAACTATTACAGAAGAGCCACTAGCGCTACTAACAGCAGCTATCGTTGCTTCTGCTTGAAAGGATAAGTTGTTATATTTGGATCTACCGTAGTAACCCTGATTATAGCCGATACTGGCCATGTTCTTATGCCAGAGTTATATCTAAATCGCCAGCGTTGAATCTAAAAACATCACCTGTGCTAACTACTTTAGAAGAATCTAAATTAGCGTATGCTAATAAATTACCAGATGAAGAAGCATCAAAAACCCCTACTGCTACTACTGTTCCATAGTTGCCTGTAGCTGTTGGATATTCTATTGCTGAACCATTGGTTGCTGTTGTTGGGTTTGTACCCGAAACTGTAAAAGCAGCAGTTTGTCTAACATAGCCACCACCAGAAACTTCTGTACCGCCACCTGTATCAGATGGAGCTACGGTAAATAAAGCCGCATATAAAGTTGATGGTGCTGTATAAGCACTGTTTTCAAATACGTGTTCTAAAACTTTGTTTTCTAAATAATCACTAAACCCAGCCATAATAACCTCTAAATTCTATTGCATATAGTATATATTTTTTTTCGACCTTCCGTAAGTTCTTCTTCTTGGCATTAAAGAACCTTTTGCAAATTCTGCTTTTTCTTGTTGCATCCTCATTTCTTCTAAAGCCTTTTCAAACTGTTGCGTAAATAAAGGTACTCTTTCATCTTCCATTAAAAATATAGAAGCGTGTTTTAAAGCACCATATAAATAAACATCAGGGTGAGTAGTAGCAACAAAGTTAGTTGTATTACTATCACTCAAAGCATCTATAGAAGCATAATAAGTCAGTTGCAAAGTATAGCTTTGATCGGGTGTTGGTGCTAATTCTAAAGTGTTATCTACAATAGAAAAATAAACTGGTTGTCCAGTAGAATTATTATTTGCTTGTCTATATATATCTAATGATTCAATAGATTGTTGCATTAATGGACGATAATCATTGCTAGTAATTTCTATGTTAATAGCTTCTAACCAATCTGTTGGTAAACTTAAATATTGATTTTCCGCAGTAGCTGTAGCTCTTTTAATCATATCAGCAGTTCTTAATCTTCTGTTTAGTTCTGCTTCTGTATTGTCAATAAAAGTATCAAGATTACTTGTTAAATCTGATCTGTTTAAAAAACTTGCAATTTGTGTTTTTAATTCTGCGTAAGTCATACTTTACCTGGCCATGTTCTAAATAATTTATTGTCTGGGTCATTTAACCATCTTTTCCATTTGGCTTTATCATGTACCCAACCTTCGCGCATTGCTTGTTGATATATTACCATAGGTACTTCTGCAACATGACGTAATTCTTTGCTTGGTGCAGTAGTTTCTTTAATTCTTTTTACGTGATCTAAAACGGGTTGGACGTTTTGTGAAGTGTGATAAATGTTTTTATTATCTTCAGTAATAAACTCACTTACTAAATTTGTTTTTGTATCTATAACTGTTCTTCTTGTCATTTTTTAAAAAAAAAGAGGGGTAAATTAATACCCCTCTAATTTTATACTTATGAAGTAGATAAGTCAGCAGCTATTCCATGAGCTTTTTCATTACTCACTTCTAAGCCGAACTCAACTACAAGCATTTTAGTTTCTGCATCACCTATTGTAGAAATATCGACAGTTTCAAAATCTCTTAAGTAAGCAACTTTTGCATAGTCAGGATCAACAAATAAAGCTGATCTGCTTCTAGAGAAGTTTGAAGGAACTACTTTTAGTTCTCCAAAGTCACCAGAATAAATTGCAACTGAAGCTTCAATAGTTTGAGCATCAATGTTTTGTCTAGCTTGTGATCTACCAGTAAAGCCAGAAACAACACCTTTCACGTGTGGGCCAACGATTAACATTGAAGGCTCTCCACCATTAGTGAAAGCAGATTGTTGTACTGATTTTAGGATAGCTTCACTAAACGCACGTTGAGTACCGTCAGTTGGAGCAGCACCGTTACCAGCACCTGCACCATTAGTACCACGAGAAACGTTAGTTTCTGTCCAAGTTTCAAAACCACCAGTCTGTCTAGCAGTTGTAGCGTTACCAGCATTTTTGGCAACTTTACTACATAGAGCAGTTTCCATATCTCTTTTCAGAGCTTTAGCCATGATAGCTAACTGGTGAGCCATTTCTGATCTCTTACCAGCTGGATCTGATGCTTGTTGTGAACCAGTTACAGTCGCATCTCTGCTGCTGATTTGACAAATGTTACTTTCTCTAACAGTTGCAGTAGAAGCTGAACGAGAAAGTTCAAAACCTTCTAATTCACCAGTTCCACTTGCAGTTGGAAGAGCTTCAGTTTGCCAATCAAACTGTACGTTTTTTACATTACTTTTGCCTATAGAACTCATAAAGGGAGTCGTAGATGGAGAAATGTTATAGATTACATCTGATAACGATTCTCTATCACTTGTCGCAGTATAAGTATCGAAAGCGTTAGTTACTTTAGCCATTTTCTATACTCCTTTGGCTTACGCCAAAATTAAATTAATTGTTCAAATACTTTAGCTGCATCTGTAGTTTTTCCAGATTTAGCTAATTTTTGACGCGCTTTCTTTGCAGGAGTTGTCGTTTTGACTTTGGCTACTGAGCCAGGTTTAGCAACACGAGCTGGTGCTTTTTGAGTTGGCTTTTTCTTAGTTGCTTCAACTGTTCGGTTGTTCAACCAAGCTTGCCTAAACCCTAGCAATGCTCTGTAGTCGTAAACTTGATCCATTTCTTGAGGGGTGTACCCTAAAACATTAATCGCATAATCTCTGATCTCAGCTTTTTCTTGCTGTGCAACTTCTGGCTTTTGCCATTCAGGAATCACTTCTAAAAGTTTTTGATTACCAAACTCAATAAATTCTTTGAGCTGGTTCTGTTGTTGCTCAAGTTTTTCTTTTTCAAGTCTTTCTTGTTCTGCACTAACAGATGTCAAACGCTCTTTCTTTTCATCCCAAAGTTGCTTTTCACGTACATATGCGATTGGATCATCTTCATACAACTTGTTCCAATCTGGTTCGTTTGCCAGGTCGCCATTTAAAGCGGCTTCCATCTTTGGCAACAACTGTTCGTAAATCGCATCTCGCTCTTCAACCTCTTTTTGTCTTTGTTCTACAAGCTTTGCTTGTTCCGCTAACTTCTGAGTTTTCCGAGTATAATCTTGCTGACGAGAATATCCGTTTTGGAGTTCGTCCAACGTGACCTCTTGTTCTATACCATCAATTTTGATTGTATAAGCAACAGGTTGTTCTAGTTCTTCCTCAACTTCTGTTTGTTCTTCATCACTTTCAGAATCTTCTTCATCCTCTTCAATCTCTTCTTCCGCTTCAGATTCCTCTTCCACTTCTTCTTCAATTAAATCTTCTGCTAAAGATTCTTCCTCAAGAGGTTCTTCTACCTCTTCTATTGTTTCTTCGCTGACTGGCTCTTCTACCTTATCCTCTTCAGGGGTTAAGAAACCTTCAAAAGAAGAAACCGCTGTTTCTAATTCTGATTGTAAAGCAGTCGGTTTTCCGTTATTGCTCATAATTACTCCTTATTTATTAGAGTATTCTATAACATATATGGGGGAAATAGGAAGGTTTATGCTATTTTTCTTATGCGGTCTATATTAGCTTTAGTAAGCTTACCTTTTTCAACAAAGATCCTAAGATGTTTTTCTATTTCTGGAAGTAGTAAAGCTGACTTATGAAAAGCTTCACGTAATTGTTGTTCGTCTGGGGAGTTGCTTTGTAACCAACGAGTTATGTACTCGTCTTTTAAATGTGCAAAAGCTTCTTTTAAAACATCACTATTTAAAATAGTTTCTGCTTCATGGGCTTTTAATATATCTTCTTGTGAAGCCATTAACCGCTAATTAGTTTGTCTATTTTACCGTTTAAAATTTCTAACCTATCTAATACTCTTTCCATATCTTGATTTAGTTCTTCTTTGGTTACGTACTTAGAAGCTACTTCTTCTCTGGTTTTGTTTATCAGTATATCAATTCTTTTCAACTCTTGCGCATTTATTCTAATAGAATTAAATATTGGCGCAATTATTAACGTAATTATAATGTTCCAAATTATGTAAGGTGAAAATTCCATTTAATAGCTCCACACTGTTGGCCTTACTTTGCCGTTACTTAAAGAAGCAATATCTAAATGTATAAATCTATCATTACCTTTTTGCTTCACACCAATACCAGTAAATCCATAATCACCAGCATAAGTTATGATTTTATATGCTTTGTCACCACGACACAATATATCTACTGCAATACCT